GGTTTGTCCTGTATTTGTATTTCTCGGCAGGATACACCCGTCCGCAGACAGGCCGCATTTCCGGGTATACCGGGATCGAGCACGTGATCAGGATCTGCACGCGCTCCGCCCGGCCCGTCACAGCTTCCCCATGTGCCGCCCAGGCGCACGCCTCGCTGCAAAAATTGTATTTTGCCTTGTACTTGGACGGTGCGCGCATAAACGTCTTCCCGCAGGCATCGCACGTCAGCTGCATCGGCGGTCTTGGCGGCTTGCGCTTCACTTTGCTCATGGCCTCCACCCGGAAATCCATTTTACCTTCTCCCAGTCCGTCAGCGTGCAAAACTTGATATAATCCGGCAGATCCGAATTGAGAATCGCTTCTCTTATCAAAAGCAAAACAAACACGGCAGCCGCAAATAAAAGCAGCATTTCAACGAATTTTTTCACTTACAGCTTTACCCCCCTTATGTACTTATCGAAATACGTCACGGCGACAGCCATCGCCGCCCACATGTCCGCCGAGAAACCGTAGAAGAAACCGGGATGCTTTTTCGTCCCCTTTCCGAAGTTCGGCTGGCCGGGCGCGTAGCGGTCAACGAGAGCCTGCCGGATGTTTGCATCTTTGGCAGATAGCGAACCGCACAGATCCAGCTTTTCTTCCCGGCGGAATATCCGCGTCGGCCCATATCCAGCCTGCCACAATATCGTCTGCCAGAACCGCCCGATCCAGACGCAGGTATCGAAAACCTCTTGGCCTACCGTCATGCCCATGCCCGCGATCATCTCGATTGCAACGTCATAGCCGTTCCCGTAAAGCTTCTGCGCGATCAGCGGCAGCAGCACGTTGTTCTCGATCTTCCCGGCCTCCAGCACGCGGCGAATTTCTTCGCCGTCGTGCTCTACGATAACATAGCCGGATTTCATATTCCCCGGATCAATCGCCAGAATTGTGCCCATCAGGCCACCTCCTTTGTTCAAAGTCTTTGCATTCCTCTCCGGAAAAGTACATCCGTTCAAATTCCTTCTCCGAGAACCGTTCTGCTTTGTGCTTCAAGCACCGGTACGGATAAACGTAGTTCTTTCTGTATTCCAGATTTTTGCATGTAAAACAGCAATCCTGCATCAACTTTCCTCCTCATGCATGGTTTACACTCCTGTTCCATGCCTCAACCGCTTCAATGTATGCGTTCGTGTTCCATGCTGTTTTCAGGGCAACGGATGTCCCGCATTTCCTGCACTTTACATTGAGCGTCATAATCTTTTTCCCGAAATTACACGAACCGCCTGTTTCTTCTACGTCACCGCCGCAGAACGGGCACGGTTTCAGTTCAGCCATCCTTCTTGCCCTCCAATTTGCCTTTGTGTTTCTTCACGAGCTCCTTCGCGAGGTTCAAGCCGACTGCAGTATAGTCAAATTCGGAGTCCCCGATAGCCGGTTCAACGCATCCTTCCGTCCCGCCATATGTGCCATGATGCTGTGCGAAGTCACTTCCGTCCGGGAAACGCACTGCATAGCCGTCGTGCAGGCGCTCTATCGTGCATTTGATTCCAAGATCGACGCAAAAATGGTACAATGCGCATATTTCAGTGTATTTTACCATCCTTCTTGTCCTCCTCTACACTCGACTTAAGCCATTCTTTGATTTGCATCGCGCAGGAGCAGCAAAGCTCAATATCAGGTGATTCCTCATGGAACGCGCTTCGTACGTTTACATACGTCGCAGAGCTTGTGGGGTTTATCTCCGCCCCGCAGCGGTCACATACTCGTTTCGTTGCCATCCTTCTTGCCCTCCATTTCCCGCAAAGCCTTCTCGGCTTCTTCGTGGGTGAGGAAAACGGTCTTACCAAAATTTCTAATATCGGTTGAGAGCGCTGCCCTATCACTACTTTCGTAAGTATTGTAGAAAAATGGCGCTGCAATTTCTTTTACAACTCGTTTTTCAACTCCAAACCTAGTCACGGCATACAGTGTATCTCCTTTTTTGGCAGGTAGAACAATAACTCTTCCGTCCTTGTCGGCCTCGGCAAGCTCGCGGATGTGATGGAGCAATGTAAGCTGCTCAGTCAGCGTTTTTGATTCTTTCAGCGCGTAATCGAACAGTTCTCCTAGCGCAGTTACCTCTTTTGGCGTCAGCCCCGTGTCCTCGTAGGCCGCAAGTCGCTCACACACCGCTATTTCAAACGGGCAATCCTTGATTTTGCACCTGCTGCCGTAGCGCGGTTCTTTGAAGCAGCGCGGATAATAGGCGTGTTTATACGATGATTCGTTCCATTTAGTCAGTCGTTCCATAGCTCTTCCTCCACATACCGCCAGCTCTGCGGCGGGCGGGTAATTGGCCTGGGTTTTGCCTTGAGCGCTACCTCTACCTCATTTGGCACAGCGTAAAATTCCCGCAGTTCGCGCGGGGTATCGTAAATCCTGAGATTGGATATGTGCCAGCCGAAGCCGGTGGCAGCTCCGAGATACCGGTGCGGCTCCGCAGGCTCTAGGCAGGTTGGCCGCGCAGCATCCGACGGTATCCTTCCCGCGCCGTTAATGTTGATGATCTGATCGCACAGAAATTCCCCGATAACCTTTTGCCGCTTATCCCATAAGCCAGTGGTCGGCGCTTTTTCCGTCTTTATGAAAACCGGCTTGCCGTGATACGTTTCTCCATAATTCTCATCGCCGTCTTTCATAATGGTGAGTAGCTTTTCCTCCGGTTTTGTGCAGTAGATATAGCACTTAAACGGCGTATCCATCTTCGGGCGCGTCTTGCGCACCTCGATCGTTTTCTCTCCGCTTATGATCTTCTCGCACCACCTTGGTCTGATGCTGATTAAAACAGCTATCATGCCTTGTCTCCTTTCTCCGGTGCTCCCGGCAGCGGCATCCAGTCGGTAATCAAACCCTGCGGAACCTCCCAGTTGCGACACTCCCAACCGAGCCCCGGAATATACCGAGCCGCATCCACGATGCTTCCGCCTGCGTCCTTAAAAGCGATAAGGTATCGCTTAATATAATCTGCTGGCAGCTTCTCCTCCACGCTGATCCACTGCGGCACCTTCTCCCGCAGCGCCGCGTTCTCGGCGGTCAGGCGCTCGATCATGTTAGCAGCCGCAAACTCGATGTATTCCCGCCGATCTTGGATTTCTCCGACCTTGCAGTTTTCGCACGCGTCGTCGTGTCCAAGCCCCTTCGCGCAGCACCGCAGCGCCTGCACGATTTCCTGCCCTGTCATATCGTGTCCTCCGAAATCAGGTTATATTTTTTGAGCAGCGCGGGAACTTCGTTCTCGCCTATGATCTCGTCCCGGAATGTTTTTATGTGCGTCCAGTTGTGCGGCGCCCCGCCGATCCACTGGAACGTCCAGAGACTCGATTCATTTTTTCCGTGGTAAATCTGTATGCTGAACGCTTTTCCGATACGGAATCCGTTAGAATCCAGCCGTTCCGGCTCAAGCATACCAGATATGTACTGAAAGCCATTCCCGTCTATCCCGCTGACGATTAGCTTATATATGCCATTCATCTCAAAATGTCCTCCATCAATGCCTTAAAAATCGGGTATGCCTGCTGCGGCACTACGGCGTTCCCGAGGCATTTAAGTCTGTCCACCCTGGCGGGAATCCCATGAGCCACTCGACCCACGTCGGGTTCAGCTGCCCACCAATCTGATCGTTGAGGTTGCACGTGCGGGCCGGATTTTCGTACCGCTTCCGCTGCCCTGTCCGGTAATCCCGCGCACACGGTGTTGCAAACAGCTTCACTGCATTCGCCAGCTGGCGCACGTGATGGTTGTTCCCCGGCGTCTTCGGCTGCGTCAAGTGTTTCAGACTGTTTGCGCCCTTGCAGTCCCGAGCCGTTGGCGTCGGCCACATCTGCGAGGCCGGTGAAGAATACCCTTGATCGTCTGTGACAAGCTCCGACAGCCGCAGCCTCAAAATTAAACACGACGACGTGATAGCCAGCACGCTCCAGATCCTTGACCACCTGCCCGGCGGCAATCTTGATGATTCCAGGTACGTTCTCACCGACAACGCAACGCGGGCGCAGCTCGGTGATAACTCGTAGCATCTCCGGCCAGAGGTATCGATCATCCCCTTTGCCCTTTTGCTTTCCAGCCACGGAGAAGGGCTGGCATGGGAATCCGCCGGAAATAACGTCAACTGTTCGTAGGCCTGTCCGCTCATAAAAACTCTCCTTTGTCAGCGTCCGGACATCACGCCAGCGCGGCACGTCCGGCCAGTGCTTTTCCAGCACCTTCGTGGGGTAATCGGCAAATTCGCACTGCCCGATGGTCGTAAATCCGGCCCACTCGGCAGCCAGATCCAGCCCGCCGATCCCGGAAAACAGGCTCAGATGCGTCAGCATTTTGTTTCCTTCCCCGTCGGCGTAAGCTTGGCCAGCATGATCTGCCCCAAATCCGCCACGTAGACCAGCCGCCCACGGTTGTACACCATCAGCTTCTCGCCCTGGATCTCCATCCGGTCTGCTTCGATGTTCGTCAGATCGTGGCAGCAATCGCAAACAAATCTCATGTCTTGTCCTCCTTCCTGAATACCACAACCATACTTGGGAAAGGAGCGCTGTTTTTGCTTCCACCAAACTTTAGACGCCCAGCGATAAAGCGGATCTCTCTCATCCCGTATATGTACCGATGGAACCACCGCGTATCTGTTCTTGCAGGAAGCAACATGACTACCGTCGCTCCATTTTCTGCGGATTCTGCCGCTTTTTGTACCCATTTCCCGATCTCGCGGCCATACGGAGGATTGCACCAACATACGCCGGCCCATTTTTGCACGAGCCCGTCGTCATCAGGCGTAAAATATCGTG